ATTTGCAGAGATGGACTGCCAGGTTGTATAGCGAAGCCATACGGATAGGTATGCAGACTGTCAATGATTTGTTAGAAGAGGCTGAAGAGGAGTTGGAAGAAGTGCGGGCAGTGATGGGTATGGATTTCAAAGGCAATGTGTCTGAAATGTTCAAGGTGGATATTGATTTTGAAATGACGGCTGATCCGGAGATCATTGGATATATTGGAAGCCGGATTGGGGGAATTACTGGAATAAACGAAACAGTAGTTAGAAGGATACGCAATCAAATTGCTGAAGGCTTTTCTGGTGGAGAGAGCCTTGATCAGTTGGCTGATCGGATCAAAAACGAGTTCCGTATGGCTACTTCCAGAGCCAAGACCATAGCAAGGACAGAGACTTTTGGGGCGTTGAATAAGGGACGGAGTCATGCCCTGGAGAAAAGCGGATTCACGGAAAAGCAATGGTTCACGGCGATGGACGAGCGGGTACGGGATTCTCATGATAAGATGAATAACGAGAAAATTGGGGTGAATGAGAAATGGCTTTTGGCTGGAGGTGAAGTAAGCTTCCCAGGGGATCCTTCCGGCCCTGCGGGGGAAGTGATCAACTGCCGATGTACGGAAGTGCCTGTGATCGAAAGCCACCCTGCCTTTTTAAGTCCTTCGTCGGCAGCAACAGTAGCGGAGGAGTTGGGGTCGGTGGAAGAGAACCTGGTTCAGGACTTTCTGGAGTCTGTGGAAAAGGCAGAACTTCCGAATCAAGTGTTGAAGCATACTAAGATCTTTGTGAGGAAGAGACTAGGTATAGATTTTGGCGTGAATGAATTGGGGGTTGAGTCTATCATTCTTCGTGATTATCGTGTAACCAGTAAAGTAGCCAGAAAGGCTGAACATCTGAGGAGAGTGAAATGGATGGCCAATCAATTAGCAGGTCTTACAGATGAACAGGTCGCTTTTCTGAAAAAATCTCCATGCAAGAATGTATATTGGTTTGATAAATATCGTGGAAAGATGTGGGACGATTGCGACTATAATGGGTATGCTCAACAGATGTATGATTGGCAGATCAACCTGAGTCCAAAACTTTTAACCCCTTCGATGAGACAACAGAAAAGGTTTGTTAGAACTTTTGTACACGAGGTGGCACATCTAATCAATTACAAACAGATTAACAAGTCTGGTGCTGCAGCCAGGATGGAGAAGATAAAGTTTTATAAGACTGGTTTTTCCAAAATCGATGAAGCATTGCCTTTGGAAAAGCGATATTGTCGTAAGCTGCCTTCCAGGGATATGTTGTTTGCTTCTAGTTATGGAAAAACAAATCACCTTGAGGATTTTGCTGAGATGATATCATGGCGTTTGTGGGATCCAAAGGGTTACAAAAGATACCATTCCAATGGAGTGAGGAGGACTTTGAGAGATGAGAGGACTGATCTCTATAGAGTGTTGGGACCAGAAAAGGCAGCAGAGATGTTGAAAGTGCATGAGGAGAGGGTTGCTTATATAGAGTCCATAGTGGGGAAAGGAGAATAACTGCTATGCTTAAATTGTATCGAATCGAGGATGGCAAACACATAGGCTCTATCGTTTCAGAGGAGCCTTCATTTGAGGTCGAGTTCACGAACCAAGCGGTCCTAGTGGACAAGGACTTTTTCCTAAATCTCTTGTCCAGACCTTACTTGGCGACAAGTGCGCAACCCGACTCAGGCGAAAGTGATGTGACAGTTATTAAGGAATTGCAGCCGGAAGATGTTGGCTTTCTGGAAGCAATCCTTGGTGACTTGCCACAAAAAGGGTATTTATCTCTGAAAACGTAAGGGAGTGAAAGCCAATGGCGTACAAGATTTTGGATCATAAGGGAAAGGCTATTCAAAAGGATGGTGTCGATGTGCTTGGGATGGACACGGCAGGAGCAGTAAAATCCGTGGACGTTGACAAGAGAATCCTTACTATCACAGGCTCCACAGAGAACCGGGATAGGGATATGGACATTATACGGGTGAAAGGGTGGGTGCTTGAGCCCTATCTGAAGAATCCTGTGGTTCTTTGGGGGCATGACTACAGGTCTGTCCCTATTGGTGCTTCCACCAAACTGACGAGGAAGAGAAATCCTTCTCGATTGGATTTCACTATTCGGTTTCCCAGTTTGGGTTTGTACCAGTTCTCCGACATGATTTTGGCTCTTTTTGGGGAGAGGATTATCAATGCATCCTCTGTGGGGTTCATGCCCATCAAGTGGAATGAATTGCCAGCGGAAAAGGATGACAGTGATGATTCCAGACCGGAGTGGTACAGGCAGGGAAGGGAGTTTGTGAAACAAGAGTTGTTGGAGTTGTCCGCGGTACCAGTACCTTCCAATCGTGAGGCTTTGCAGAACTCTATAAAGGAGTATGGAGGATTTGATACTCGGCAGAAGGATCTTCTCTTGCAACTGATGGTGGAGAATGAAAGGCCACCAAATGCAGCTGATATTGAAGAGGAGATTTACAATTTTGCAAAGAGTTTGGAAGTGGAGGATGAGGAGAGGGAGGCCCAGGTACAGGTGCCTCCTCCTCCTTCTTCTGAGGACCTCTGTAAGCTCGAGGAAGAGGAGGAGGAAGGGGATTCGGGAGAAGTGAAGGTGCTTTGTACGTGTTTGGATTGCGGTCATAAGGTGAAGACGTCGAAACACTGCACAGAGATCACTTGCCCCAAGTGTGGTGGAGAAATGAGGAGGGAGGAACGTCCCGGTCCTGGGCGAGGAAAGGAGGAGGAGGAAGATGCCTCGATTCCGGTGGAGGATTTACCCGAGGGGAAGGATTTCAACGAGATAGAGGAAAGACCCTATCCAAATGAGCACTCCTGTCGATTACTCGAACCCCGAGGGTTTGATAGTTATCGTAGAGTGGATTGTGCTCAGAAACAGAATGACAAATGCATCGATGTGATCTACGGAATCAAGGATGGGAAGGCAAAGATCCAGGCTCTGCGATTTAAGAAAGACACATGGACTGTGGCCTCTGCCCGTTCTGTGTGTCGTGCTCGTGATGGCACATTCGAACCTGCAGGGAATGCAAGCATCGATGAATCAACAATGCCTTCTCTGGAGATTCTCCAAGAGCTGTACAGAGCCATTGAGGCTATCGGTGGTTTGGATATCCTCAGGGCTTACAGGGAAGAACATCTCGAAGTGAAGAAAAGGATTGTGGGCAAAAGTGATTTGGAGATTGTCGAGAAGATTGATGATCTCAGGGACAAGGACAAGATGGCAGATGTTCCCCTGCCTCCAGATTGTTTTGTGTGGTCTGATGGAGGAGACAGTGAGAACAGTAAGCTGTTGCAATTTGCCTCTCTGGACAAATCTGGAGAGAAGGTTGTCGCCTGTCAGGAGATGATCGAACGTTGTATGTCGGAGCTGAATGGGGCTTTCAATGGTGTGGACATCCCTGATCGGGATCGTCAGTATGCCTATCTCTTTCTCTGTGAGTATTATGAAAGGATGAAAGAAACTCCTCCTCAGTTGATGACATTCCATCAGTATGTGGTTGAAAACAACAAACTTCTTTCTGATCTTGTTGCAGAAATGGAAGACGAAAAGGGAGTGAGCAGTCAACCCGTGGTTGTTGCTATCGAGGATGCTGTCGAGATTATCGACCAGAAGCTCCAAGAAAGGGTTGACTCCAGAAAATGGGAAGAGATCTGGGACAAGAAGAAGGAATCAAAACAGTCAGTGTCTGCTACTCCTAAGGAAGAGAGCCAGGACACGAACAAATCCAATAACCTCAAATCTCGTTCGGGTCTGAACGAGCAAGACATCAGGGAAGCAACGAAAGCTCTCAGAGCGTTATTGAACAAGCTGGGAGAAATCAAGTAGCAGAGCACAAAGAAGAGACACAAAAGGAGAAATACCGATGTACTTTGAAAAGCTGGAGGACGGTCGTTACGTTCTGGTGACCAATCCCGAGGACGGAAAGACCTATTTTGACAAGGATGGGAACGAGGTTGTGGCTGAAGTGAAGTCTGCTGCGGTCCACACCGACGACAATCCCATCAAAGAGTTGACCGGTCTCATTCGAGAGATTGGTGGGTCTGTGGATGCGGTGAAGGAGAAAGCGGAAAAGAATGAACAGGCCATGGCAGCGTTTCTCGAAGCACAGAAACGTGGTTCCTTTACTCTGCCCGATCCGGAGAACATGACGGAAGAGGAGATCAAGGCAGCCTATGCACCTTATGACATGGAGAAGCAAGGGCAAAGGCTGATGGACAAGTTTGTTCATCCGACACACACCATCGATGATGCCACCCGCGTGGAATTGGCGAAGTGGTATATCACGATGGTGAAGGCAACTGTCATCGGAGACATGAGGGCAAAGCAAGCTCTGTGGACTGAGTGGCCCTCCAAGGATCCCGTGATCGAAGCCTTGCGTATGCGGAAGGATGTGGGTTTGGCAACCACAGACTTCCCAGTTCCGGACATTGTTGAGGCAGAGATCCTGGCCTATGCCAGGGAACGGAGCGTCATGCTCCAGGATGCGCGTGTTGTTGACATGATCAGCGACAAGCAATCCTATCCATCTGAAACCGCTGGGGCTGGTGTGTACTGGGGTGATGCGGTACCTGCTGGCGACCCGACGGCAGACGAAGTCGAGCTTGATACGGAAGAGCTGAACTCCTACAGTACAGCCAAAGAGGATGTGCTGATGGACGCCCGTTCGGACATCGTGTCCTGGCTCACTGAGTCCATGGCTGAGGCTGCGGCATTGGAACTGGATGATGCGGGATTCAACGGAGATGGAAGCTCGGCCTACGGCTCCCATTCCGGAGTCATCGTTGCTGCTGGTTACAGTGTCGTCTTCGACAGCACTTCCACAAACTTCTCGGCTATCACCCTGCCGGACATTTCCGAGGCCATCATGGCTCTGGACGGTCTGAGAAAGATCGGAGCGAAGTTCTATCTCCACGGTACGGGACTTCACTGGGTCAGAATGCTCAGGGATGATCAGGGAAGGCCAATCTTTGTGGACACCACAGGCAACACGAACACATTGGCTGGAGCAGGAAAGCTGTTTGGGTATCCGGTCCAAGAGGTGATCAAGATGCCTACAACCGCAGCGAGTGCGTGTTTTGCTCTCTTCGGCAACATGCGCGGGTTCCTGGTTGGGAGGAGGTTGGCATCGACCACCCTGAAGGTGGACCCATACGGACTTATCATGACAAACAGGATCCGTTACAAGATCTACCAAAGGTGGGCTTTGAAAACGGGCCTTCCAAACAATTTCTGTAAGATCGTGACGGCAGCCAGTTAACCCTTTTACCTTGTGAGTGATTTGGGGTGGTTCTTTGGATATGGAATTGCTCTCTGATATGGGGAAAGCCTCCTCGCCCATGGGGGAGAGCATATTTCTCTTAGATTCAGAGAACCACCTCTCTTCCTCCTCTTTTTAGAGGTTAGAAAAGAGATGATCAATCCAAAGCAAAAGAAAGTGAAATTGGTGTGTCTAGATTGTCGTGCAGTCTGGATCAATGTTCTAAGAGCTCGCTGCCCTCGGTGTGGTTCGAGTCGCTTGGAAAAAATATCGGAAGGTCATATGGCAGAGGATAAAGCAATAATGATGGACAAAGAAGAAGAAGAAGGAGGACAGGTAATATGCAAGTGACATGTAGAGGATGTGGGGTCAGAGCTGAATGGGCTGAGGGTGTTGCACGTAGGATGTTGTGTCCTCAGTGTAATGGGTTTTCATTTAAAGCACCTCCTCCCTTGCGTATCGAGTGTGGGGTCTGTGGTGTTGTTGTTACTACAGACAACAAGAACTTTGAATTTATGCATTGTCGGCAAAGGACGGGGATTCCCCTGCATGCGTTGGGTAGCATGCCTGTGGTGGAAAGGGCAAAGGAGGTTGTAAAGGAGACAGTGGACAAGGTAGTGAAGTCAAAGAGAACGAAAATGAAAGGAAATCAAGTACAGGAGGATGAGGACAACAACAACAAAGAGTAGTTTAAAAGAGGAAGAGGAGAAATGAACTGGATCCAGACAGGAACTGCTTTATTCGCATTAGTTGGTACGGTCACGGTGGGTGTGACTCAGTTGGCTACGAAGGATGAAGTCAGAGAAGTGGAAGAAGTGGTCGCTATGAACCAGGCCGAGATCCAGAGCATGAAGGTGCAGGATCAGATCCTTACTCACACGAAGATCATCATCATGCTCAAGGAGAAGTGCGATGCCGGGCAGTGCAACGAAACAGAGAAGAACTGTTTAGAAGAATCAAAAATCAAACTCAAAGAGCTGAAGGATAAGTGAAACACAAATCAAAAAGGGGGAGGCAAGAACTATGAATGTGATTCTTTTTAATCCACCTGTATGGCCTTATGTGGGATTTCATTTGGGGTTGAATCCCAATATAGGTTTGTTGTACTTGGCTTCTGTTCTTCGGGACAAAGGACACGAAGTGAGGGTTATAGATGCAGAGGCTTTGAAATGGACACACAAAACTTGCCTTGCGGTTGTAGGAGCCGAGGGTCCGGATGTGGTTGGTATTACGGCCACCACTGCAGGATATAAATCCATGGTTGATATGTCTCGGGGAATCCGTTCCAAATTTCCTGATATTCACATTATGATCGGAGGGTCTCATGTGTCTGTTTATCCGGAAAAGGCTCTAAAGGAAACGCGAGCTGATTGTGCTGTTTCCGGGGAGGGGGAGTATGCTGTCGAGGAAGCATTGAAATATCATGGAGTTATTGTTAATCAGACTCGTACAGATGTGGATACGCTTCTAAGACCAGCATGGGATCTCTTGTATCCGACAATCAATTCAGGCATTTTCCGTGGTAATGCTCCCCTGTATGATTTGCCTGAAACAGCAGTACAATGGGAACGGGGATGTCCGCATGGCTGCTATTTCTGTTCTCATCCAGTTCATGGGAATAAGCCTACCTGGATGAGAGAACCTGAGTCTATTGTTGAAGAAGTTGTACATCTTAAGGATGTGTGGGGGATAAAGACCTGTTTCGTTTATGATGATGAAATGATTGGTCTTTCTGGAAGGCAAAGAATGTGGCTCCTCTCGGTATTGGATCTTCTAAGAAAGACGGGAGTAAAGATGACGTTCAAGACCCAGGGAAGATGCAATGTGGAGTTGGTGGACAAGGAATTGCTTCAGGAAATGAAAAAAGCTGGTTTTAAGGCTCTTATGCTTGGCTGTGAGTCGGGTTCTCCAAAAGTTTTGCGAGCTAATCATAAGGGCACAACGGTCGACGATATACGCCATACGCTTCGGCTTTGTCATGAGGTTGGAATTGAAACCTATACCTTTTGGATGGTTGGAAATATAGAGGAGACAGACGAGGATGCTATGTTGACAGAGGCTCTTTTGAAAGAGCTCAAACCTTACATTACTTTTAAGCAGGTAACAATTTGCACCCCATGGGCAGGTTCTGTTACACATAAGCGAGCCTATGAGGAAGGGTGGGTTTTTGAGAATGACCTTTCCCAATTCTTAGCAAATAAACCTGTGATGAATACTCCATGGATGTCAGCTCAGGAACAACTCATTTGGCAGAGAAGATTGGTTCAAGCATGATGATCGTATTTTGTGTATAGAGGAGGAGATTGGTTGATATGAAGGAAAGAAAAGTAATTGCTAATCTGACATGGCGTTGTGATATGCGTTGTCCGTATTGTTGGCTCTATGGGCCTGATAGCACATCTGAAGGACTTCTGGAGACAGAGAAGAACAAAATAAGTATTGATGATTGGATAAAAGGTTTGAACAATCTATTACCTTGCACGATAGACTTCTGCGGAGGAGAGCCTACATTGTTTGGTGACGATTTTGTTAGAATAGTGGAATCTCTCAATCGCAATAGATATCTATGGGCATTGACTACTAACATGGGATCGGATAGGGCTCTATCGTCTGTTATCAATGCATACACGGCAAATCCTGGAAGATTTGTCATGATCAATTGTTCCTTCCATGGATGTGGGCCTGATATTGATATGTTTATTCAACGTCTTCGTCAGTTGGAGGTTGCTGGGATTCCTGTTGCTAGAATAGCAGTGTCATTTGTCATGAGCAAGTATTGGGATTATATGGCTGAGATTGAAAAGATAGTAAAGACACCATACAAGGTACAACCTTTATCCTATCGATGCGTGTATCAGGACAGACCAACAACGATGCGTAGCACCTGCAATGCTTCTAATGTCTGTCTTTGTATCAATGTGGATGGTAGAACATGGCCTTGTCCTATGCAGATGAGAAGCAGACGTAGGGAAGACTTTCCTACGGGACATATTCTGGGAGATATAGATACTTCTTCTACATTGGAGAATGTCTGTGATTTGAATTGTTGTAAGAAGGAGAGAATGGATTGGAATATTGTCAGATGGGATGCTGGTGATAAGAAAACAACCGAGGAGGCTAAAAATGATCAAGCTCAGGATATTAATGCTTAACGATCTTGAGTACGCAAGTGGAGCAGAAAAGATAACTCGAGCCTTGATTGATGGCTTGAGGAAGAGAGGACATAAGGTGGAGTTTGTTCATAAAGAAAATATGCGTGAATATGAACAGATTAGGGATGATTTGGGCCCGGACATTATCCACCAACATAATCCGGTATGGCTGGGTATGCTGGCCATTCATGATATGAAGACAATGGCTCCGTCGATTCAAACAGTCCATGACTATTGGCCTATGTGTCGATCTAGGCACCATTATCTTTTTGATGAGGATCGGATTTGTGATAACTACGATCATGTAATATGTTTTAAAAAGCAATGTCCAAACTTTATGATTCATATTTCGTCACCGAATGTTTCAAGGGTTCATTTCAATCATGAAAACATAGCCATGACTGCGGTGAGTAAATGTGTAGCTGATCGTCTGGAAAAGTTTGGATATAACAAAGTAGAAACCATTCTCAATGGGATTGTGCCAGAGTTAGATCATGATCAAATTGAGGATGATAATTATGTACTTTGTGTGGCTAAGAGTCATATCATAAAGGGCGATAGGGAATTTGCCAAGATGGCCAAGGGAATGCCTTATAGATTTGTGCTGGCTGGTGGTGGAAAATTCCCAGAAGTGGATTGTGTTGGGTTAAAGAAGGGAAAGGAATTGAATGATTTGTTTCGCAAGGCTTCTGTCGTGGTGATGCCTTCTGTGTGGGAAGAACCAAATGGACTTACTCTTCAGGAGGCTATGCAGTATGGAAAACGCATTGTGGCTTTTGATGTTGGAGGGATTCCGGAATACGTGACCAATTACATTGTTCCCTATCGGGATGTTGAGGCTGCTAGGGAGAAGATTGTTGAGTTGATGGAAAACCCAACATTGAGGCGAGATGCTGGTATGTATAACAAAGAGAGGATGATGAGAGAGTTTACAGCAGAGGCGATGGTGGATCGTTATGAAAAGCTGTACTACAGGAGGTTAGGATTCAATGATTGACCTCCATTGGCATAGAGATCAAAAGGATAGTATTGGGAATGCTTACGGGTATTCTGTTCACAATACGACTTTGAAGAAGTTCCTTTCCCTGGAAGGAGTGAATTTTACTGATCAGGCTGAGGATGCTGTTCACATTGTTCATCCTAAGGCTTTCTCTCCCTATCCGGACAAGAAGAATTGGTTGTTCACAATGTATGAGGGTCTTGATGTTCCAAGCGAGTATGTTGATAAGGTAATAGATGCCGATTATCTTCTTGTGCCGTCAGAATGGTGCAAGACTCAGTTTTCTACCTTTTTTCCGTCAAGGAGAATATTTGTTGTCAGCCATGGTGTGGAGCCTTTCTTTACTTTCAAGACAAGGAAGAATCCTCTGCATGTTGGAAAGAAGTTTCGGTACCTATGGGTTGGGGCTCCTAATACTAGAAAAGGATGGCAAGAGGTAGTGCATGTATGGCAGAAAGCTGGATTTCAAGAAAATCCTATGGCTGAGTTATATATGAAGACTACCGTTGTTGGAAGAAAAGAGCAGTTGGATAATGTAATCTTGGATGCTAGAAATATTTCCAGAAAGCAGCTTCTTCATCTTTATCATCGTTCGAATTGTTTTCTTTTTCCTACGCGAGGAGAGGGTTTTGGTCTTACTCTTGCTGAAGCAATGAGAACTGGTTTGCCCTGCATAGCACCTTCTTATTCTGGGGTGACAGACTTTTTCAATGATGATGTTGGATATACTATTGAACATGAACTAAGGAAGACAGAAATGGCTGTGGCGGGTACCACCAATGAAACACACACGACCAGAGTGTGCTATTCTAATGCTACCCAGTTGGCAGAGGCTATGATGTTTGTAGCTGAGCATTATGAGCAAGCTCTTGTAAAGGGAAGGCTTGCTTCTGAAAGAATACGGAATAAATTCACATGGCAAAGTTCAGCCAGAACTCTTATAGGGCATGTAATAGCAGAACGGATGAATCGAGGAGGTAACTGAAAATGATCGAGGTGGCTTGGACTGAAAGGTCCCGTAAGGCATTCGCAGAAATGAAGCATATCAATCATAATCTATATGGATACTATGTCCATACGACGAACCTTTATGAGGAGGCTCGAAAAATCTTAAAGATTAATCCGGATGCCGAGGATGCCATCACTATTACCAGTCCAGAAAGTTTTGTTCCATCTCCAGGGAAGAAGAATTGGTTGTTCACAATGTTTGAAGGAATGGATCTTCCTGAACAGTTCATTCCAAAAGTAGCTGAGGCTGACTATTTGCTTGTGCCTTCTACATGGGCAGGAGGCGTATTTCGGAAAGTGTTTAAGAAAATGCCAATCCATGTTGTTCATCATGGCGTCAGGCCGGAGTTTACTTACAAGAAGAGGACGTTGCCAAGGAAAGGAGAGAAGTTTCGGTACCTATGGGTTGGGGCCATGAATAACAGAAAAGGATATGAGGAAATTGAGTTTGCTTGGGAACAGACAGGATTGTACAAGAATCCTAATGTTGAGTTGTTGTATAAGACAGTGAACATGCCTGGATTGTACAAGAACAAGGATTTCATTCAGGTATCTGAGAATATAACAATAGACAATAGAGATCTTCCTATCGAGGAATTAGTAAAGGTATATCATTCGGCTCATTGTTTCCTCTTCCCGTCTAGAGGAGAGGGTTTTGGTCTTACTCTTGCTGAAGCAATGAGAACTGGTTTGCCTTGCGTAGCGACAAGCTATTCAGGGATGCTTGATTATTTCGATTCTGCAGTTGGCTATCCTTGTGATTATTTCGTTGCAAGTGCTCAATTTCATTTTCCAAGGATACAGGATGATCCTTTGATAGTCGAGTCCAGAGTTGGAATGTGTGATGTAGGGGATCTTGCAGGATGGATGTTACACATACCACAGAATTATGATGAAGCAATAAAAAAGGGAAAGATAGCATCGGATAGAATTTCCAAGTGGTTCAATTGGCCCAATTCAGCCAAGCAATTGGTTTCTGTTTTGGAATATGAAATAAACAAAAGACGGGAACAGGAGGAAAAAGAATGACTCTCATAACAAAAACCGATCTGAAGTATGAACTTGATATCAAGGACCCAAAAAATGATGAGGTTCTAGAGCTTCTGGCTCTTGGGGTTCTAAATACTTTCGAAGGTTTGACGGATCGGACATTTGAGTCTCAGACATTCACAGAATACCATTCTTGTGACCGTTATCAGAAATCGATCTTTTTAAAGCAGCGTCCAGTAACTTCTATTACTTCTGTGCATGATGATCCTGACTGGGTATACGGTGCGGATTCTCTGGTTTCAGATACGGAATACACATTTTCTGCCGATTCTGGGATTCTTTATAGTTCTGGATTTTGGGGTAGTGGCAGAAAAAATATCAAAGTTGTTTATGTGGCTGGATATACCGAGTTGCCGACAAGAATACTGAGAGTCCTTTGTCAACAAGGAGCCCATTGGTTCAGGCTCATCAAGGAAGGCCGTTGGGACCTGTCCTCGATAGCAATGGCAGAAGGTTCTGGTACTATGTCTTTTAAAAATGTGGATCGAGGACTGCTGCCTCAGTTCATGCTTTTGGCTGAGTTGGAGGCAAGATGATTGATGTAGATATAAAGACCAAAGAGTTGGATGCTCTTGTGATTGGTCTCAAGAGAAATGCAGCGGAGCGTTCGATGAAGGTCGAGAAGGCTCTTGGAGATTCATTAAAGATCACTGAGCGATTTATCCAGACGCATCTCCGAGGAGGAAATCCTCTGCATGTTCAGTCTGGAGCGTTGAAATCTTCAATTGCTAGTGAGATCCGAAAGATGGGAAAGACATATCATGGAAGGGTCGGAGCGATTGGTCCTGGCTCAGGCGTAGCTAGGGGACCTGGGTTCTATGGAAGAGTATTGGAGTTCGGAGCCCAAACTCCGGGAAACATAATCAAACCAAAACCATCAAACAAAAGAGGATTGTTGGCTTGGCGATCAAAGTACGGATTTGTAAAATCCAAGAAGGCTGGTCCCTTGTTTGGAGGATATCGCCTTCGGAGAACAAAGAACAAGGGTCATTGGATTTTTGCAAAGCAGGTACATATGCCGCCAAAGCCTTGGCTTGCCCCAAGTCTGGAAGAGGCTCGTCCTCATATATTCCGGATTTTGAAAAAGGCGAGTGTGGCCATAACCCTTAGACGTGGAGGGTCGAACAGGTGAACGAACTGAAAACAATAGCCGAGACGTTAAGAGATTTGTTAAGATCTCAAATTGACGGAACATCTGATTACAATTTTCGGTTGAATGAGGATCAGATCGTTTGCAACTCCGTACCAATGCCACAGATGGACAAGTTCCCTTACATCTTTTTGGCTAAGTGGGTGGAATCTGTTGATCAGTCAGTCCTTGCAGCTGAGTATCTGGTCAACATAGAGATCACTCTTCTTGGCGTGGTTAAGGATGCCGATGATGCGATGGGTGAGGTCGCAAAGTTGCAGAGCGATATCGACGCCGCAATTCGGACAGACCCCTTCCTTACCAAAGACGGTTCTGAATTGGTGTATGGGACAAGTTTCACTAGCACCTGTATTTCGGAGGAAGAGTTCGGCTTCTGCGAAGGCAAGTTCACAGCGAAGTACCACAAGACATAAAACATAGGAGAAAAGGAGCATGGGATATTTCAGAGGCAAGGATGGTGTCGTCAGTGTGGCTTCCAATGCGGTAGCTCAGCTATCTGATTGGACTCTCAACATTGAGGGCACTGCCATTGATGTAACAGTGATCGGGAATGACTGGAAGCAGACAGTCCAGGGTTCTCGGGGATGGAATGCCTCTGTCAACGGTTTTATTGACATGTCAGACACCAATGGGCAAAGAGACATGATCAATAACATCATCAGTGATGCTGAGGACGGAACCGTTGACAGCTCTGTGCGTTTTGAAGCCCAAGAAAATGCTGGCACTGCGGATGGTTATTTTTATGGGTCG